TCATAGTGCTTTAAGTATATTAGCGAACTTTTCAGCAGTTTCTTTCTTTTTCTCTTTAGCAAGATGACTGTACAAATTCATTGTGATCGAATAGTCTGCATGTCCTAATCTCATTTGAATTTCTTTAGGATTTACATCATTGTTCATTAGTAGGCTTGCGTGAGTGTGACGGAAACCATGAAAACCTATGTTAGGAACTTTTGCTTTTTTAAAGTGTCGAACTAAGTGCTGTCTTTCGAGTTCGTAAGTTCTCATTTTTTGATGATATGAGAAAACTAGAGAATCATGCAAAGATATAGCACCGTAATTTTGGTGTTTTCTCCACTCTTTCAACATTGAAATTGTCTCGCTATCTACAGAAACTAAACGATTGCTTTCTTTTGTTTTTGCACTGTCTTGTATCTCATTGCTATATTGTATGAGTGTCTTAGATACACTAACGGTATTATTGACAAAATCAATATCAAACCATGATAAGGCTAAAGCCTCACAGATACGCAAACCAGTAGCAAGTAAAAGCTTGTATAGAGTAGTGCTTTTTATATTTGCTGTGGTTGATTCTAAAGTGTCAAGGTAAGCTAAGAAGCGTTTAAGTTCATCATTATTAAAATACTTTATTTTTTTGACTGTTCTTGTCTTAAGTTTTGGAGAAAATACTTTTATAGCTGGGTTGTCTGAGATAACACCTAGTTGCATACCATAATCAAGAATGCGTTTGATGATATTGAGCAACAGCTTATAGTCTTTACTCTTTCCTTTCTCGCGATTACCGTTAACTATCTCGGCTGTGTTAGCATTCATAGCCCATTCGTTAACAATATTTTGCAATAGTACAGTTGTAATTTTCTCAACTTTATAATTTCCGAGTGATGGTAAAATATAATTTTTCAAAAAATTATGATTGATTCTGATGGTATTTGCTTTTACTGTCAATTTATAAGAATCAAACCAACTCGTGGCTAATGCGTTAAAATCGTCAAATGAAACTTTTTCTCTTGCAACAGTAGAGCCATTTTTGATAAACTTATTCATAGCTTGGTGAGCTTTATTCTCGCACGTTTTACGGTTCTTGGCTGTAACCGTGGTGCGTACTTGCTTACCTGTTAGGCTATCTACACCAAGATAGACATTTACTTTATAGAGGGTTGTACCGTCTTTTTTTTTGACTTCTTTAATATTCATTTTTTTCTCCTGTTCTATTGTCGGGCAAGACATGATTAAGGAGAAAGCAATAGTATCAAAGTTTTATTTATTCAAATTCCATATCATCAATACCATCAGTGAAATTTTCTAAAAACTCATACTCGTTCATGAAGTTTATCCAGTAAGACACTTGCTCTTCATGATTATGAAAGCGAGGCTTGTTTTCTGCATTTTTAATTCCTTCGGATACGCTGATAAAAGCACCGCTTATATTCATATCCCACATCTTATTAGCTTCTTTTTCAATGCGAGAATCAGGCCATTTTGCAGATGATTGTCTGCTGACGTTTTTGTCTAATAAATATATTGTAGCTTTTTCCAAAAACTTACCTTGGGCACGAGTGTTTTCTTCAACATATTTTCTAAATTCTGTGTAATCCATTTTTCACCCCTTACTATAAACAGTGGCTATGTAGTTGAGGTTGACCGATTATTTCATCAAACACCTCAACAACCAATCCATAATGACGTTTTTCTAACTCAAAATATTCAATAAATTTATCATAATCAATAACATCCGGTTCCCAATCGAACTGAGCAAGCCATTCATCGGCTCTATGTTCAATCATATAGCGGTCGGCTTCTCTTTCCTGCCTTCTGTCCCAACCAGAAGAACGACAATCAAGATGTCTATGTCCAAAGGAAACGTGCCCTATTTCGTGAAGTAATATATTCTGAGTTACCTTTTCACTATTGAATATATCAATAAAAATATAAGCTGTTCCTCTAATATTAAATTTCATTCCATCTTTAAGATGAGGGTAATCTGAAGGATTATAGTATTTTATTTTTAGTGCGAGTTCTGAAAGCAACTCCTTTATAACTGACATATATTTTACCCCCTGCCATGGTCTTCTTCCCATGTTTCACGGAGCAAATGTTTATAAAGTTCTTTTTCTCTATCTGTCAGAGGCACACCATCAAAAGCTACAGCTTCGTCAACAGCCTCTTGAAGCTCTTCGTCAGTAAGCGGAGAATTTATATCAAAAAGAGGAGTAACTTTTGGTTTTGGTTTAACAGCTCTTTTAGCCTTTTCTTGCTCTTCCAATTGAGAAGAAGCTGTATCAAGTACTATTTTTTGTCTTGGTTCTTCAAGTTGCATAGATATATCAGTTATTCGTTGGATAACATCCGGCAATTCTCCAGGTTCTTCCCAATCTTCAGAATGTCTAGGGTCAATATCCTCTCTAAGAACACCGAAGAAATCAGCTATTTTTTGAAGATTACCAGGATTAGGTAGGGATTTACCATTTATATATTCACTAATTGAGCTTTGAGATATACCTGTATTCTTTTGTAAGTCAACTGCTTTCTTATTTTTTATATCTAAATATTTTTTTATATTAGAAGAAACTATTGTTCGCATTGCTTCATCTTGCGGAGTTAATTTCCCACGTCCCATATGCTACTGTCCTCTTTCGTTAATTTATAAACATTATATCGGAATAAAACGAAATAATCAATAAAAAACATATAAAAATATCGGTTTTTTCCGTTTTTATAGTTGACATTGCTTTAAACCGATGTTATAATTAACTCATAAAGTCAAACAAGCGAACAATCATGGAGCATTCAGTACGGCAGACGGAACAGGCTCAAATGACGGTACACGACGTATCCACCGCGACGTAAGTAGCAAGTTTGGCAAATAAAAAGCCCTAGAGGGGCAGAAAGGTTGCACTATAATAATTCAAATAATCGGATGGTTTGTATTCACTCCTTTAACTATATTGTTTGCATTTTTCAACGAGAAGTTAAATGAACGATATTTCAACGAAACTCTACGATTGATGCTATATATGGCATGGACAATCTTTTTGATATTATTGATGATTCTTTTAACATTGATTTTGTAGTTTGTGCAAACATTTTAGAATAAAGCTCAATACATTTGTTATAAATATCAGACTGTTTTCTTTTTTCATCGTAGCTTAATTTTTCAAATGATATTAAGTCTATGTGAGTAGAATATAACTCAGATAGAAAGATAAAGGATGATTTATCCATATATTCTATATTTGGTAGTAAAATATCAAGAAATTGATTCCTAATATTAGCTGATAAAATCAATTCATTTGTTCGATAGTTAAATTTCATTATTTCATTAATAAAAGGTAGATATAGCTTATTATACCTCTCCTTAAGTACTGTATTTCTATTTTTCCTTTTTTCATTGAGAGTTGAAATCCAAGGAGAGAGTGAAGCAGCTAATATCACAGCGATTGATGGTGAAATACCTGTTATAAAATCAATAAAATAGCTCATAAAACCTCCAATATAATTTTAGTTTAGTCACTTACATTATAGCACGGAGTTATGATATCGCTCGCAATGAGCAGGGAAGACTGGCGAACAGGTTCAATTCCTGAACTTCCCTTACTGCGAAAGCAGAAATTTAAAGCAAAGAAAGGAGCCAGTATGGCAGAGAAAACACCACCAAAAATTACATTAAAAGCAGCACGAGTAAATGCTGGATTAACAGCTAAAGAAGTTGGAGAAATAGTCGGAAAAAACTATCAAACCATTCTGAAATATGAGCAAGACAGTTCTAATATCCCCCTAGATTTTGGAAAAGAATTGTCAAAAATTTATGACTATCCCTTTAATTATATTTTTTTAGGGAAAAACATCGGTTTAAAACGAACTGGACAGAATATTGCTAGTTAGAAAGGCAAAATATGAACGAATTACAAAATTTTACAAATGGGTTCTTCAATCTTGACGTTAAAGTCGAGGGAGAAGAAATTCTATTTAGTGCAGAACAAGTTGCGAAATCTTTAGGTTTCATAACAAAAACTAACGGAACCGAATACGTTAGATGGAACAGAGTTAACGAGTTTTTGCCACAAGTGGCAAAAGTTGAAAAAGGCTCATTTATCAGTGAACCTATGGTTTACAAACTTGCATTCAAAGCAAACAATGCTGTATCTGAAAAATTCACAGATTGGTTGGCTGTTGAAGTCCTTCCAACAATCCGCAAGCACGGAGCATACATGACGGATTCGAAAGCACAAGATGTTATTTCTGGTAACGGTTTGGCTGATTTACTACTTCAAGCAGGTAATCAGATTAAGCAACTTGAACTAGAAAAAAGCCAAATGAAACCAAAAGCGTTATTCGCTGATAGTGTTTCAGCTTCCGAACACACGATTCTCATTCGAGATTTAGCTAAAATCCTCAAACAAAATGGCGTTGATATCGGAGAGAAACGACTATTTACTTGGCTTAGAGATAACGGATACCTCGTTAAAAAAATTGGTAGCGATTATAACTCACCAACTCAACGTTCGATGAATTTAGGTATTTTAGAGTTTACCGAAAACACTCACGTTCATAATAGTGGGAAGATCACCGTAACCAAAACGCCCAAAGTAACAGGCAAAGGTCAAATCTATTTTGTAAACAAATTTTTACAAGATTTAGCTAGTTAGAAAGGAAAAATATATGGGAGAACGATATGATCCAATGGCTGCGTATCTAGCCAATGGCGTCCTAGAAGAATTTCGTAAGATGACGAATGAATGGCTGAAATTTCAAAAGGAGCTGTTCAAATATGAAAGTAAGACCGGAGAAATTAGGCAGGTTGATTTGTTAAAAGAATTCCATATGTCATCAGATACGCTGAAAAAGTGGAGAGAAAACGGATTACCTTCGATAAATCGAGGTGGTTCAGTCTTCTATCTCTTGGAAGATTTACATGATTTTTATTACTAAAATGTCGGGCAAGACATGATTAAGGAGAAAACGACTACCTCCACATACAAAGTTAATTTATTAAATGCGGTGCTCCGCTAGAAAAAAGAGATTTTGAATAAAGAAATAGAAAAGTTAGCTAACAACTATAAAGAAATAATTAACAAAACATCAGATCTTGCTTTGAAGCTAAATGATGGTGATATAAGAAAAGCTCGCAAATGGCTAAAAGAGCAACTGTTTTATACAGCTGATAGGGCCACAAACGAGCTTATCAAATTATCAATAGATAATATTTTAGATTACCAGGGTGTTTCTTCAGCAATAGTAATTGAATCACCGTTAGAAAAATTAAATGCGGGATCCGCTAGAAAGGCAGAAAATGAATATTATCGAAGCAACAAAAAAAGCAGTAGATGAAAATAAAGCTATCTACCGCAAATCATTTCCGCATATTAAGTTTATTCCTACAAACTCAAAAAGCGCTGCATTTATCCTATTTTCAGACGACAATGACAGTCCAGCTGGAAGAATGTGGAATCCGATGGCAAAAGACATATTATCTAATGATTGGGAAGTTCTTAATTAAGTTCAAGAGACTTAGTTATTACTGAAGAAGCAATTGTTGCCAACATTGATAAAGAAACACTACCAACCTTAGATGCAACTTCCTTTGTTTCGCGCCAAACCTTGGTGTCTCTAACATTGTCTAGGAATTCATGACCTTGCCAAGTTAGACTGCCTACAGAAACATAAAAAGGCCTTGCATTAACCCAATCAATTGTTGCAATGATAAATCCAGCTTCTTCTAGTCGAATAATAGTATATTCTATTTCCTCTTTAGAGAACTTAGAAGATTGACTTTCTTCAAAATCTTTCAGATGAAGGAAACTACCAAATTGATACTCATTCTCCACATCAAGAAGCACAGCACGGACACATTCTTCATTTAATTTCAAATCAACTTTCCTCCTTTCCATAAAACTAAGCAAATACCGCAAATATCTGCTCACAGTAATTATAGCACTCGGAGGATTAGAACGCATACATAGAAAGGAAATTAATGGAAACAACAATCATAAATGGTCGTAAAGTTCGACTAATTCCAACACCAGTTGGACAAATCTATCATGATTTAATCAAACGAGAAAATCGTGGAGTAGTGGTCTTTGAAACTTGGGAACGACCAGACGGAAGTCTTTATATGACTTCACGCAAAAAGAATAAACAAGAGCTTGCTGCTGATAAAGCTGCAATGCTTAATGAATGTATTTCAGACTGGAAAAAAGTTTGGAACTAAAAAAGCCCGCACGGGCATGCGGACTAAGACGTGGTGTGTCTATTAAATTTTATATCTAGATTATATCACGTTTCAACAAAAATAAGAAACGGAGAACATTAAATGACAGTACCAGTAGTTTTTGAGGGGGGAATTTTACAAAATGATGAATTATTCTCTTTCCTTGAAGAAGTAAAAAGTAAAGTTCCGGATATCGTAAACAGCAAAGATGATAAAACTTTTTTAATTAATTATAAAAAGGAAATATCAGCAACTATTAATGAAATTGATTTGTCTGAAAAGAAGCAGATTGATGAAATGATTCAAATCTTTAGAGATAGAAATCCAAGAGTTTGGGAAGCGCGGTCAGAATTAGCGGGTGTCGTTAAAAAAATTACTCAACTCAATAGTGATTATGATGAACGCAGACGAAGAGCAGGATTTGAAGCAGTTGACTTAGCAGTAAATGAAGCCAATGTAGTTTATGGTCTTTCAGGAACTAGATTTGTTTTAACAACAGGCAGATTTACAAGTGTTGATGCACTAACTACAAAAGGAGATTTAAAGAAATCTATCCAAGACAAAATAGATAGTGCAGGTTTGCAAGCTCAGGCTAATTTGGAACAAGAACGACTTTTAGAAGCAGCTCGAATTGCTGAACGAGATAAGCAACAAGAGCTTGCTAAAAAAGAACAAGAGCTACGCCAACGTGAGCAGGACTTAGCTCGCCAAGAAGCCAACGATACACAAGCTATTCAAAAAGAGTTGGAACAAGAGCGTAATAGGGCAAATGCCAAAGCCCAAGCCGTTGATAATATACAAAAATCACAGGCTGAAAAAACCCAAGAAGTTCTAACTCGACTAACAAAACTTGAAAACTTAATTGATCCAAGTAAAGAATATACTGGAGAATCTGTTTTAGGGCTTATCAAAAAAATTAAAGGACTATTAAAATGACAAATGAAATTCAAGTGACAAATGCAGAACAGTACCAAAAAGCAGCATTAAATACTTTAAAGCGTCAGATTACCATGGGAGTGAATATTCCTAAAAATTTCGATGCGGAAGGGGCGCTAGGGTACACAGCTTTAGCAATAGTCAACAGTGGGTTTACAGTCTCAAAAGAAGTAATTGTTGACACATTGATAAAAGTAGCAAGCAAAGGTCTTGACCCTCGAAAAGACCAACTCTATGTTATTCCTAATAAAAAAGGGCAAGTGATGCTTATGGAATCGTACTTCGGTTACGAAAAGCTTGCTTACGACATTCCAGAAATTGAAAGAGGCAGCATTTTCGCTGAAGTTGTTCGCCAAGGAGAGACGGTCGCTTTTAAAGGACGAACATTGGAACACGAAAAATCTTTTGAAGCTATTGATAACGACATTATTGGAGCTTATGCGAAAGTGAAAATTGGGGATGAGGAAATTGCTCACTATATGTCCGTTTATCAAATAAGTAAATCTTGGTCTAAAACGAATAGTTTGGATAAAAACTTTGTTGAGGAGCAACGACACAATAATTATGGTAAATCTTGGACAGTAAAAGTCGCAGATACAAGCAAAATTGAAAAAGGAAAGCTAACAGCTTTCAATAAAAATCAAGAAGATTTTCCAGAAGAAATGAGTAAGAGAACTGTCATCAAGGCATTGCTCAAACCTATTATTAAATCTTATGCAGAGCCAACCAGTGCTGCAGCATTGGATAACAACGAAGAAGGAACAGTGATTAAGGAAGCAGAAGTTCTTGATGATGATTTTGTTCTTGAAGAGGCAGAAACGAAGCAAGTAGAAACTCCAAAAGAAGAAGTTCAAACTTCAGAGCAAACTGAATCATCAGAAAATAACGAAGAATCAATTGCCGAAGAATTACCATTGTTTTAAAACCTATGAGCAGAGCTGGAGTCCTCAAAAATCCTATGCAGCTAGAATTAGAAATAATTCAACTTTAAGCAAGACTACCTTGGGCGGTGGTTTCGTATTTAGTCAAAGCTGGAGGGTGGCGGAACGAGCCGTAAAGTCAATGAGTATTTAGTGTTTACACATAACCACTCATCGCCAGATTTTAATTTGAAAAATAAAACTTGAAATAAATATAGAAGAAAGGAGTATTCGTGGCACAAAGAAGAATGTTCAGCAAAGAAGTAACAACGAGTGATTTATTCGTTGATATGCCGTCATCAAGCCAGCTTTTATACTTTCATTTAGGAATGGAAGCTGATGACGAAGGATTTATTGGTAATGCAAAAATGTTAAGCAGAGCATACGGTTCAAATAATGATGATTTGAAACTTTTGGAAGCCAAAGGATTTATTATTGCATTTCCGAGTGGAGTCACAGTTGTTAAAGATTGGAATTTGAACAACAAAATAAGAAAAGATAGACAAAAACCAACGATATATACAGAAGAAAAAACACTGTTATCTCTTGATAGCAAAGGGTCTTATCTACTTGGCAACCAAGTGTCAACCATTCCGCAACCAAATGACAACCAAATGTCCGCACAGGATAGGATAGGAGAGGTTAGGTTAGGTAAGGATAGTATAGGTAAGGATAGTATAGACGCTTCGCAACCAAATGCCTTTCAAGAAAAAAGTTCAGGAGAAGATATAAACTCACTTCTTTCTGAATATCTTGATTCGTTTATTGAATTCTCTAGTAAAAATATTGCAAAAAGAGCAATGGCACAAGTTGAATTCATGAAACTCTCATCAGAAGAAAAGAAACAAGCAGTAATCGGAGCTAAAAATTACTTTGAATGGTACAAACAAGAAAATCCAGAAGATAAAACTAAAAAATTTAGTATAAATTCCTATGCGTTTTTAGAAAGTGCAACTTTCAAATCGTTCCAGCAAAAAGTAAAAGTTAAAAAAGAAACTCTCGGGGGTCTTATCTAATGGCTTTTGATACATGGAGAGATGACGGAGAGTTTGCTATTAAAGCAACTGATGTTTTAAAAAACTATCAAGAAGGTGGGGAACTTGGCGTGTGTGAAGTTCACGGCTGTGAGATTATCGGATCTAAGAAACCTGTGCTTTCTTATCCTAAGAATGAAAAAGGCGAAGTGATTGGAGAACCTTACTTATATGATGTAAGAGTTTGTCCGATGTGCCATGCTGAAGGCATAAAGACAGTTTCTGCCAAAGCTGTCAATGACTTCTTAGGAGAATTCAAAGCTAAAAAAGGTATTGATTTGACTGAAAATGTCATTGTTAAATATGATTTCGCTGATGAATTAAGTGTTGTATCTTGTGACAACATGGTCAAGTGGATTGTTACCAATGTTGGCAGACAGAAAAAAGTAAAACGATTAAAGGTTAGAAAGTACATACAGATTTCTGAAAATAGATTTTCTAGTGATGAAGCAAGAGAAAAATATTTGAAGATATTACATGATATTGAAGAAGCAGAAATTCTTATTTTCGATTCATTGGCAGATTTCACAGAAAATCAAGCTGAAAAAGCATTGACCCCTTTATTAAGCGCAAGTGATAACTGCTCAATTATCATATTAACAATTCCAGAAAGTGATGAAAGGCTTGAACAATTGCCAGCAAGATTGAAATTTAAACTCAATAATGCGCAAGTAATGAATTTCTCAAGTACAGGACAACAAAGATGAAGTTCCAGAAAACTAAAAAGTCAAAATATGGAGCAAAGAAAACAACGGTTGATGGTATTGTATTCGATAGCAAAGCTGAATCAATCTACTATTTGCAACATAAAAATGATGAGCGGATGACTATGCAAGAGAAGTTTGTTCTTATGGATAAATTTAGATTGAACGGAAAACTTTATAGAGAAATAGCTTATAAAGCGGACTTTGTTTTCAGAAATGAAAATAACGAAATACTCAAAGTTGTCGATGTAAAAGGCATGGTCCTACCTGAATTTAAAATGAAAGCAAAATTATTTGCTAACAGATATGGAATCCCGATAACAATTGCTAAGCAAGTAGCGAGAATGAATATATTCGAGGAGAGCGAGATATGAGTATGATTAAAACAAATTTTAACACTTTGAGAAAGCTGTATGGATTGGCAAGAAATAATAATTTCAACGTTAACCACAAAGAATTGTCTGTGAAAATCAGCGGTCGAACTAAGCACAATCACGAACTTTCTCAGCTTTATTTGGATATTTGTAATAAATACAACCATTCAAAGCAAATGAAATGGAAAGATTTATACAAAATACTTGAAGAATTAATTCAAGGTTTAGCAATTGAACTTTGATAGCTCTAATTCATGAAAATTACGGTTACATTGAGCGCTTAAACCATTTCGTGGATAATTTATCACGAACTAGACAAAAGCGCTTAGAAGCTAAAATATGAGGTAGTAATATGTTCAGCAAAAATGAAATAAGGCGTGGAGATAAAATATGCTTCCGCGACACAAAATTCTTAAAAGTTATCGAAGTTACTGACAAATACATAACGGTTGAAAAAGACCAGTTCACTAAAAAATCAGTTAAGCGTGATGATTTTAGAATTGTAAAAATAAATGGAAGATACCATGCATGTGAACTCTTTGACAGAGTTGTGAAGTGAGGGATGAGATGAAGTGTAAAAATTGCAACAAAGAAATTGAATATGTAAATTGCCATTACTTTACTCAACAACTTCACCCAGTAAGTTTAGGTGCCTACGAAGAGGAAAAATATTATCAAGCTGAAATAAAAGGTGGCGGAGAAGAAGCATATTATATCAACGTTCCAACTTTTATTACTGCTCTTGAATTCACTGACTCAATTCCTGATTTAGTAGATAGTATCTCTTGTCCTGAATGTGATAAATTTCCATTCAATAGCCCTGGAGTCGATCTTTACAACGAAACCGTTGATATGGTTTTTATGGGAGAGGAGCAGCTAGATGATACCAAAATTACCTGAATTATTAAGAGAGGACACGAAAAATGACTAAAGAAATGAAAAGACCGATTAGCAATATCACTCAAGATAGTATCAAGCCTTTACTAAGCAATGCCGTAGAGTTTTATACTAACAAAAATAGGGAAGCTCACAAGTGTATTCAAGAACGAGATGAATATATCAATTATCTTGAAAGTAAACTAAGTAACGCAAAACCACAGCAAGCCCTGCCAGTCGTGCCTGAGTGTGTGGCGAATATAGTTGAGTACTCAGAAAGTGTTCATGTCATTACAAAGTTGTATGTCGATAACGAAATTGTAGATGAAATAAAACAGGTTATTGATAGATTATCTGATGAAGCAGGATTTAGTCGTAGAACAAATTATCTTGCTTGGCTCAAAATTAACGGCTACACAGTCGAAAAACCGCAGCTGTTCAAACTTATTTTTCCAAACAGTACTGCTGTTTTACAAAAAGATGGAGAATTAAACTCTTTTGCGGGTACAGTTTATAAAAGATATTTAATTGAAAATGCAATGACTGAACAAGAAATCAAGTCAATTGATGAGCGTTACTGGCAGTTTGCTGTGCCTGTGGAGGTGCAAGAATGAGCGAGAAAAAATATTATGTGAAATCCCTACTAAAGCAAAATTCACATTCTAGTTTATGGCTCGATTCTGTAGGTACATTTGACTATTCGGGTCTTAGAAAAGCTTATACAAAATCTGAACTTGAAAATATTGAAAATGGAGATTACTACAAGCGTGCACCATATGGAGAAATTTTTGAAACAGGTATCAGAACAGGCTGGTATCATGTAACGGATGACGACAGCTTTGATGATGAATGGATTAACCCGCTCATCGAGCTTGTGCCTGTGGAGGAAGAAAAATGACAAGAGGATTTAAAAAACTAGACGAAAATGCGACTATTCCAGAACGAGCGACAGAACATAGCGCAGGATATGACATTTCAGCAAGTGAAACAGTTACGATTCAACCTGATGAAATTAAAATGGTAAGCACTGGGCTAGCTGTTCAACTTGGAGATGATGAAGTATTGAAATTATACGACCGTTCAAGTAATCCAGTTAAGCGTGGCATTGCATTGATTAATTCAGTAGGAATTATCGATTCAGATTACTATCCGCAAGAATTTAAAGTCTTATTTATGAATATTTCAAAAGAGCCTGTAACCATTTCTAAAGGTCAAAGAATAATGCAAGGGGTATTTGTCAAATACCTTACAACATACGATGACAACGCAAATGGAAAGCGTACAGGCGGTTTTGGTAGCACTGGGGAGGTGTGAGAAAATGATGAAGCAAACAACATGTTATGGATGTGATAAACCAATCGAACCTGAGTGGCTTCCAGTAGGAGAATTTATTGTATGTGATGAATGTTCTTCCACCACTGACAAACTTTCGGTTGAAAAACTACAAGAACAGCTTAACACTGCGAAAAAGGCACTGACAGAAATAGCTTCTAGCAGACAAGAAATTTACCGAGGAGGCACCTCAGTAGGACTTGAAGCAACAGAAGATGCAAAAATAGCATTTGATGCACTCGCAGAGATTGGAGGGGATGATGAAAATTGAAGAAGTTGATAAATTGGTTGAGCCTTTAGGCTGGGGAAGAGATTTATGTCACAATGGCGATTGTTTCCCTGAATTAAACGAAAATACTTTAGGTCATGAAGGTTCATATAAAAAGTTCAATATGACTGAGCATGGCGAAGATGGATATATTTCATATCAAAGTTTGAATGAAATTATTGAAGCTGTTAAAAAACTTGAAGGGAGTGAAAAATGAGTGAATTAGAACAAGAAGTTGGAATTTTAAGGACTGAAAACTTGAAATTAAGAAACGTGGTAGCACGATTATCTCAACAAACGCAACATAGCCAACCCCAGCTCACGATTCCGAAAAGCATTGCGGATGAAATTGATTGTGTTGTAAATCCTATAGGACAAATAGTATTAAAAAGTGGAATTCTAAGTGATTTTACTGTTGAAGCTATAAGTTGGATATATAAAAACAATGAAAATGGTTATATAGCCATTGCTTATGCCAACCCGCTTACCCATGATTTAGTGAAAGTGGAGGAGGGGATAGATGACAATTACTGAGCAGCAATTCTATGACATGCTCAATGTTGATGAACATATGAATTTCACAAATCGAATTCAAGAACTTGTTTTTGATAAAAAAGGACGTGAAGAATTTTACTCTAAAATCTTAAATATCCACCATGACATGGGAGTTGATTTCTTTAGGGACTATTTTATGGCTCATTCAGCAGTTTCAGCAAAAGGTCAGCATTATACACCAGATGAACTTGGTAAGCTCACAGCGTTGCTTGTAGGTGGTTCAGGAGGTGCTGATTTAACTGGAGCAGGAACAGGAACTCTAATCATTCAAAAGTGGCAAGACGACCGAATGAATACTGACTTTTTTAACTATTTGCCGAGTAACTATTGGTACCAGGCATTAGAATTATCAGATGAAGCTATTTCATTCTTAGTTCATGCTTTTGCAATTAGAGGAATGAACGGCGTAATCATTCATGGTGATGCATTGGAAATGGCCGTGAAACAAGTTTATTTCATTCAAAACAGTGCTAATAATCCGATTGGTTTCTCAGAGATAAATGTTATCCCTCACAGCAAAGATGCAATGGAATTTTTAGGGATTCATGAATGGACGGAACAGGCAATTGAACATATTGAAAGTAAATTTCCTGACTGGATTCCACTCACAGAAGAAAGGGAAAGTCAAATTATCCTGTTTGATGAGTTCTCAAAATGACCGACAAACTAATATCGCTGGTCAATGACTGGTGGGGAGGGATTGAATGAATCCAAGAATAAGTGAACTGTTTGACGAGCTAGACTTTATAACAAGTATAGCCAATAATATACATGCTGGTAGTCTATTTGCTTCTGAAAGTATAAGAAAGAAACTTATAATAAAAGCAATTGATAACCTGCGTGAAATAGATGTTATTAGACACTCATTAAACCCACAGATTCCAGAGCCTTGGGCTAGTATGAGCGCTGATGAGATTATTAAAGGATTAGGAGTTTATAGATGAAACTATATGATGTTAAAAATAGATTGTACGTACGAGATCTAAAAAATGAAATAGATGGATATTTTCATTCTATTAATATCCAGTTAGATGAAGCCCAAACTGTAAAATCTGTCTTGTATAAATTTATTCCAGAAGATGGAAAACCAATTACTGATGCAAATGGTGCTTTCTATATGAGAAGTGAAATTGAACGGTATAAACAAGAGCTTCTAATCACGCTAGGTATTGAGGATTTAGAGATTATCTTATTAAGACCAGACAGTGATATGTTTGAGGTTAATAAAATCCAAGGAAGCTTAGATTCTAAGTTATTTGTTCAAGGAAAAGTATCTAAAGATATATGCGAAGTTCCTGAAGCCATTGATTGTATAAGCAATTCTATATCTTATAAAATGACCGTTGGCATAGATGAAGTATTGAAAACTTATTTAAACTTGTCTAAAAATGAGTATCACTTAGTATTTATGCTTAATTGTATCGATAAATAAAAATGGCTTGATAAACATATGGATTGAGGTGGAGATGAAAATAGTTTATAAGATACTAATTGCCCTAATAGTAGTTGCTGTAGGATTTGGATTATCTCTAGCAACCTATCATCTCTTTGGGTACGACAAGATAATGAGCTTTTGGCAGTACATCTTGCTTAGGAGTAAATAAAAAAAGCCCAAGCTGACCAAGCTTGAGCGGTTGTTGTAAAAATTATTAGTTACTATTGAATGGTCACATTCATTATACTACTGATTAATTGATGACTATAAAATTTGATTTATTAAAAAATCTTTAACTATAACAAAAAAAGCCCGAATTGACCAAGTTCGAGCTTAATAGAACAAAGTTTTATGGATAATTTTTGTGGTCACACGTATTATATCATACTGAGCTAGGAACTCGCTAAACTCAACTGGAGGAAAAGATGTTAAAACTTAACAATCAAGATAGAGGTAGTGGAAAGACTACTAAAATTATTGAACTTATGGAGGATGATGAATTAGCTTTGTGCTTAGTTCCGTACTATGGAATTAAACGTTCGCTATTTCCAAAAGAATTGCAAAAAAGAGTTATATCCGCAAGAAGTTTCAAAAATGTATATGATGAACTCCAGGGTAGAAGATACAATAAAATATATATTGATGAACTTCTATATTCTAATTTTTTTATTGCTGAGCTGTTCTATAATTTTGGCCGTCGGTCGGATATTTCGATTATTGTTTACGGAACTGAAAAGTGATAACAAAAAAAGCCCACTGCAATGGGCTTCGGCATGATTATATCTAATACTATTATAACATAACAGGAGTTAGAATATGACAAAAGAATTGACGAAAGCACAATGGCACGATGTCCGAATGACGCTAAGAATTATCATTCGCAATAAGAAGAATGCCAAACAATCTCAGCTTATCAATGAAGCATTAGACAATATTAAAGACGAAGACGATCGTAAGATATTCAAACATTATTATATTGATGGCTGGGGAATCATTAAGATTACAATGAATATGTATTACTCAAAAACTGCAGTCATTGCAAGAAATAATAAAGCAACGCAACAGTTTGCTGAGAAATATGACGGCGGTCATTTACTTAAGATGTTTCATGAATAATATAAAGAACGCTACTTTTTCGTAGCGTTTTTGTTTTACGATTGAATCATGATAGATGTGAGTACACCAAAGGCAAGACACAGGTTCTATTGCTCAGGAGCTTGGAGACGTATGAGAGAACAGATACTCAAGCGTGATAACAATGAATGTCAATGGTGCAAAGCAGAAGGCAGAGTGACAACGGCTAAGACTGCGACACTAGAGATAGATCATATCAAGGAGCTTGAGTATCATCCAGAGCTTGCACTAGAGCCTAGTAACCTTCGCACCTTATGTCATGACTGCCACAACAAGAGGCATGATAGACACAGATACAAGCAGTTTGATGATGAAACTTTTGAATTCTGATTTTATTGTTCGGAAATTACAGAAAAACAATTGAAATATACCCCCGGGTCTAAAATAATTGGGTCTATTTCCAAATTTACCCCAGACCGGTTGGGGTCTTTTAACCAAAAATAAAGCTATTTTTTAAGAAGGGAGCTGAAAATGGTAAATAACAAATTGAAGAAAGTCTTAGATGATAAAAAATTGAGTTTTTCAGACTTGAAAAAGTTGCTTGAAACAAAAGAAATAAAAATAAATAACAGCCAGCTTTCTTTATACTCTAGGGGAAAGAGGAATCCTAAAAATAAAAAAATGTGGATAGATATCGCTGAAGTTTTGCAAGTTGATTTACAAGAAATAATCACTGATATAAATTATTATTTGTCAATCATGAATGAAATATCTGAAAACAGTACTGAAAAAAAAGACAAAACTGAAAATGAAAAAACTAATGACTCACTTTTTCAAGAATTGCTCTCTCTTGTTGATAAAAATTCGCCATCTGAATTAGAAAAAGTGTACCGATACTGCAGCTTAGCTTCTAATTTTGAAAATTTAAGCAAAGCAATTGATAAGGCAGGAGTAATGATTCTGGTTTCTTCTGGTGAAAATGAGATAAAAAAACCACACCCTGCTATTGCAGAAAAAGTAAAAGTAAATGCTGCCTTAATTAAGTTAGATGAATTTTTTGAAGAAAAACGAACATCAAAACCTAAAAATAGTGGCGAAAAAGATTGGAGTAAATTTACGAAGTGATCGATTACGTTCAAAAGTACATTGACGGTTATTATGCGGGCATGGTCAAATTCAACTATGAACGAAAATTACTTGTTGATTATATTAAACGTGAGGTAGTGCCTCGTCTCGAATCAGGCGAGGTATTTTTTGACGTTGAACAAATCGAGAATTGTATCGGTTATACAGAGAAATATTTCTTTGAATTGGAAGATTTCCAAAAATTCATTATCAGTTTTGTTTTCTTATATTTTTCAGAAAATCATCGGAATGTTTATCGAAAAATATTAATCATGATTGCCAGGGGGAATGGTAAAAATGGATTACTTTCTGCAATAGGAAGTTATCTAACAACCCCTATGCATGGAATCGCTAACTATAACATTTCAATCGTGGCCAATAGTGAGGATCAAGCTAAAACAAGTTTTGATGAAGTTCACGATACAATTGAGAACCATGAAGAATTAGAAGAACTATTTGGTAAGCCACGTAAATCAGAAATCAAGAACTTACAGACAAAATCGCTCTTTAAATTCAGAACATCAAATGGAAATACTAAGGATGGACTTCGAGATGGGGCGGTTATTTTTGATGAAATCCACCAATATGAAAGCAATAAAGATGTAAAAGTACATATTTCTGGACTAGGTAAACGACCTAATCCACGTGAATTTTATATAGGAACTGATGGTTATGTGCGTGATGGCTTCATTGACCAGATGAAAGATATGGCACTCAAAGTTCTTAAAGGCGAAGCGAAATGGAATGCTATGTTTCCATTTATTTGCAAATTGGATAAGCCAGAACAGGTTGATGACCCTACCCTTTGGGAATTATCAAGTCCTATGTTTTCACTTCCAATGACAGAGTATGCGCAAGGACTTTTTGAAGCAGTTCTGGAAGAATATGAGGACTTAGAATTAAATCCTAGCGGACGAGATGAATTCATGACTAAGCGCCAAAATTTCCCAGTGACTGACATTGAAAGAAGCGTGGCCACTTATGAAGAATTAAAAGCAACTAAAAAAGAGTTCCCGGAACTCCGAAATTTACCAGCAGTTGGAGGATTTGACTTTGCCTCTACTCGTGACTTTATTGCAGTTGGTGCTTTGTTTAAGGTTGATGGGGATTATGTTTTCAAATCTCATTCATTTGTTCGTAAAGAATTTGTCGATAGAATATATAGCTATTCAAAGCCAAATGAAAATGTTAATGGTAAGCGACGATTTGCCCCGATTAGACAATGGGAGGATGAGGGGTTGCTCACAGTATTAGATGAACCCTCAATGGATGCACAGCACGTTGTAGATTGGTTCGTTCGTATGCGTGATGAAGAAGGCTATGAATTCCAAACTATTTGTGGAGATGGCTATAAAATGAGGGAGTATTTACAACCTAAATTTGAAGAAGCTGGGTTTGAAGTCTCTTGGAATGGCAAATTTGAAGAACCGCTTGGATATCGTGTGGAAGTCATTCGTAACTTTAGAGCCATTGATGCGCAATTATCAACGGTAATTGAGGACAGTTTCGCTAATCAAAAAATTAATTTTGGTGATAATGACATGATGCGTTGGTACACAAATAATGTACTTAGACATTTGAAAAAAGATGGGAATGTGGAATATATCAAAAAAGAAGATGTTAGACGAAAAACAGATGGATTTAAAGCTTTTGAAGCAGCAATGTTTAAGGCTGATTTACTAAATGAAGTAGATACCACTGATTTCTATGACAATTTGAGTTGGTTTATGGGATAAAACGAAACTTTTTGATTGTAAAAATATTAGATAATTTACTTATGAAGTTATCAGCGAAAGCAAACAAAATGTAATTCGTTCGGTTGGATATACTTCTAAGCAAGTCATTGCTCGAACCAGTGGCTTGCTATAAATGGGTTGATAATAATATTCCCTTGGTTTGAATCCATAAAAACAGCTTGGTAACTTGCGACTGTACAGTGATGTCGTTACATTCACAACGGGGTTATTTAATGTTGTCTATCTCGTCATAGACTTTGCTGACTAACCCATAGGACTTTCTAGGAGTCAAGGGCTTACAGCGTAGCAAGCACGGTACGGAAACGTAGGCGCTCAGGGTTCGACTCCCTGACTTGCTATTATAATTTTATTACAGGTTGTCCAGTGGGCAGCCTTTTATTTATAAAGAACGCTACTTTTTCGCTCTACTTTTCCATTAAACTTGAATTAAAAGTACGGAAAGGAGAAAATGTGGGACTATTTTCAGACATTTGGGCGTCGGTTAAAAGCAAAAGTGAAAATACTGATGTTTCTGGTTACACAGCGTTATTTAATGCACAAGCTACCCTAGGAATGAAAAATGCTGCTTTAGAATCGTGTGTAAGTTACTTGGCACGATTAATTTCTAAAGGAAAATTTGTATTTAAGAATGAAAGTTCTATTACAGATTCAGATTTTAATTATGCTTTAAATGTAAAGCCTAATCCAAATCAAACTGCCAGTGAATTTAAAGTAGCAATGGTAAAAAAGCTACTCAATGGCGAATTATTAGTTATCAGAGATAATGATAAATTTTATGTCGCTGATAGCTTTGTTACAAACTACTCATTAGATGGAAATACCTATTCTGGTGTAACGATTAATTTCTCAAGTAGTAATGTCGCAAATGCTCCAAATTCTGGTCCGTATGCTCAAAAGTATTTTGATAGAGTATTTACTCAAGGAGTTGACTGTTTCCATTTGGATAATGACAATATTGGAATAAAAAAATATATTGATAGTCTGTGGGAAGATTATGGGAAATTGTTTGGAATATTAATTACCAATCAACTGCGAGTTGGTCAGTTGAGAGCCAAGTTAAGTATTCCCGTCAATACCAAACTTGAAGAAGATGAGCAAAAAAAAGTTCAAAAACAATTTGCGACAACTTTATCTCAAAGTTTACTCACAGACCCTATTGTATTCGTCCCCGACAATGGTAAAGCACAATCTGCTTATGATGAAATTTCTTCTAGTAAATCAGCAACGCTTCAAAATCAAATCACGGATTTTGGGACATTAAAGAAGATTTTTATTGGTGAAATAGCTGGATTGCTAGGAATTCCACCAGCTTTAGTTCTTGGAGAGACTGCAAATAACTCTGAGAATTTAGATTTAGCAATTGAATCTGCAGCGATTCCACTTGGAAACAAGTTATCTGAAGGATTTGCCAGTTTGTTAATAAAAGAATCAGGTTTTATGAATGGGAATACCTTACAAATGACTGGCTTTAAAACGATTAATATTCTTGACCGTGCAGATGCGATTGATAAAGTTGGATCCAGCGGTGTAGTGAAAATTAATGAAGTTCGTGAGGCAGCTGGATTGCCACCAACACCAGATGGTGATGTGTTTATTATGACTAAAAATTATGAAAAGAAAGGAAAAGAAAAAGATGAGTAAATTTGGAGAAATTATGACCCCAATCACTACGAAAATAACAGGGGTTGAAGAAGTTAAAGATTTAATTACAGTTGTAAAATACCAGGTTAGTGAATTGGAAAATACCTTAAATAAACTATCTAAAGCAAAAATTGACATCTCTATAGATGTTTCCAATCCATGTGAAGGAGAAAAAGAGTGAAAACACTTAATTTACATGGTCCAGTTATTGATTCAGATGATGCATGGTTTTACAATTTGTTAGAAATTGAAAATATCAACGCTAAGTCAGTTGAAGAATTTTTAGCTGAAGCAAACGGTGAAGATGTTAAATTGTCCATTGATTCCAGAGGTGGATCAGTTACCAGTGGTAGTTCAATTTACACTATGTTGATGAACTATCAAGGGAAAATTACTGCCGAAGTCACAGGTCTATGTGCTTCAATCGCTAGTGTCATTATGCTAGCAGCAGAACATATTGCGGTTTCCCCAGCAGCTTCAATTGTGATTCATAATGTCTGGTCAGTTAATCAAGGCGATTATCGTGACATGGCTAAACAATCCGAAATGTTAAAAGAAATGAGTTCTAGTATTGCAAAAATGTATGCCAAACGAATGGGATGCTCACTCGATGAAGCGCAAGCTGCAATGGACGAAGAAACTTTTTACTCGGCTGACCAAGCTGTAGAGGCTGGAATTGCTGATGAAAAGTTATTTGAAGAGACAAAAGCCTCACTTCAAATGATGGCGTCAATAGAGCCTATGTTCTCAAGTGAAAAAATTGCTAAGCTAAAAAATTTCATGATGGCTCAGATTAAGAATGAAACTAATAATATGCAAGAAGTTAAACTTGATTCTGAACAATACCAAGGGCTAACCGATCGTTTGGATCAAATAATTTCATTTGAAAACAGTGAAACTGACGATCCAGAAGCAACTAAAGCTAATAACTCGGCAGACAAGCCGCTTAAAAATCAACTATTTAAATTTGGAAGAATTAAATAATGGATTACACAAAACTACCTAATTACACAGCGGCTGTAGAGAAATATACTAATGCAGTAAAAGAGGGTGCAGATGAAGCAGCACAATCTAAAGCTTTTGACAAAATGATGAACACTCTTGGAGCTGAAATTATGGAAAACATGAATGCTTCAACATCAGATAAAATCAACGAATTAATGGCTTCGCGTCCAACTAATGGACTTTCTGAAAATGAAACTAAATTCTTTAATGATATTACTTCTGGCGTAGGTAAACCAGAAGTGACCTTGCCTCTTGAACTTATGAACCAAGTATTTCTGGAATTACAAAACGCTCATCCGCTTTTGGATATTATCAAATTCCAAAGCGCCGGATTGAAAATGAGAGCTACAGTAGCTGATTCAATTTATGGTGGTAGTACGGCTGTTTGGGGAGAAGTTTTTGATAGCATTAAAGGTCAATTAAACCAAACTTTCCACGAAGTAGACTTCTCTCAAAACAAATTAACTGCTTTTGTCGCAATCCCTAAAGATGCTCTTGAAAATGGTTATGACTGGTTGAAATCATTTATTATCATTCAAATGTCTGAAGCGATGGCTGTGGCACTCGAAACAGCTTTAGTTGCAGGAGATGGAAATAAAAAACCTATTGGATTGATGAAGGATCTCTCTAAAGGCGCTATCAAGGGTAGTGTAACAACATATCCAGATAAAGCCGATTTTGCAGATTGGTCTGATATTGATCCTGACAATGCAGCAGAAAAAATCGCCCCTGTAATGCAAGCTCTCTCTAAAAATGAAAAAAATATCACAGTAAATATCTCTGGACAAGTAAAAATGTTAGTTAATCCTGATGATTATTACTCTACTCTTGCTAAATTTATGTATCTCACGGATAACGGTGTTTGGGTAACTGTTTTACCTTTCGGTGTTGAAATTGTTCAATCCGTTGCAGTGCCAAAAGGAAAATCAGTAATCTTTGCGGCTAACCGCTACTGGGCTTATATGGGCGGAACAAGAATGCAAGAGTTTGACCAAACTTTCGCTCTCGAAGACTTGCAACTTTATACTGTCAAAGCTTTCTACTACGGAAAAGCTTACGACAATAATACAGCTCGGGTTGTAAAACTTGCTACAGTCTAATGTTGCCCCAGTTACAGTCACAGAAGCTTAATAGTAAAGGAGAAGTAAATGAGCGATGCGGGAACTTGGGCGGATGGTCATCTTAAATCTTTTAAACAAAGGATGCGGATTAATACAGAAGATCCTGATGAACTTGCCAATTTAACAAAAATGCTCATTGCCTCTTATACTTCAATTCTTCGGTTGGTTGGTGTATCTGATGCGACTGACCCCGAAGTTGAGGAGTTAATCTATGAGCGTTCACGTTATACTTACAATGATGCACTTGATGAGTTCAAAGAGAACTATTCTCAAAACATTCGTGACGTTTTTCTAGCTAATCAACCTGAAGAAAGCGAGGAAAGTGATGATAAAATCGCAGAAAGTCCTTCAATCTTCTAACCGAACGAACAATGGAACGATGCGAACTTCAGTTACTTTTAAACGAGTAGGTCCTGATACCTCTTTTGATGGAAGAGGTGGAGAACTGATTAAAAAGTTTAAAACACTTGCGGATGTGTATAGCCCAAGCAATAAAGACTTGACTATTTTAGGAAGCCAAAATGTTAAGAATGGAGCAACGATAAAAATTCGTGATCCCTTAACAAGTTATCAACCTAAAAATGATGACAAGGTTATTATTGATGATCCTAGATATTCAGGTCAGGTTTGGAGGATAGTAGACATTCAGCCTGATTTTCATGACCGAACTTTCTTGAAAATAATTCTAGGAGGGACGAATCTTAATGAGTAGTTCAATGACAATCAAAGGATTTGAAAAAATTGAAGCAAAATTGAGAGAAAAGTTTAGTGAAACTCGTGTGAAGAAGATAGAAAGTGATGCACTTAAAGCAGCCGCGGATGAAGCTGTAGTTGATTTAAAGAGTACCCTTTCTCAATTTGCAAATTCTGGTGATACAGTAGCTGGTGTTGTTCGAGGGAATGTTTCTAGAACATCAGGATTCCCCGTCATAAAGATAGGTAACAACGGTAAGCATTGGAGACTTGTCCATCTTGAAAATAATGGCTTTGTCAGAAATGGTAAATCATATCGTTATAAAAGTTTTGGTGCTTTACAAAGATTTTCAAATGCTCAAGGACAAAAATTTGTTAAGACAGCGCAAGCTAATTTGAAGGAGTTGCTAAAATGAATGATATGCTAAGTGAACTTATGCAAGCTTTAGCTAATGACTCTGATATTCTAGCAATTCAAAGAACAGGTGGGTTTAAAAGTTATTCAAGATATGAAAATTTATCTGGAAGCTCAACAAGTATAACAATTACTCCGACTGGTCCACCAGAACAAACCGCTATGAGTAGTAATGATTCACTAGCTAAACATTTTGTTTATCAGGTCAGCATAGAGGCAATTGACCGATTAACAGTAAAAAAATTACAAAATACAGTTGAAAATATTCTAAAAACAAAAGGATTCTTTCAGATGAATGGCGGACTAGATGAATATTTTAGCGATACAAAAAGATATGTGGATGCTCGGTTTTATGAAGGCAATAGCAATCTTTACGAAAATTATTGAAAATAAGGAGAAAAAACAATGTCAGTACCTATTGGTTTTAAACGTTTAACAATTCGTATAAAAGATGGTAAAACTGCAGTTCCTGATAAAACTCAGTTTGTTATCGAGGGGAAAAAAGATAATGGTGGTATGGTTTCCGCTAAAGTATCAGGATTAGCGGTTGATGCCGTAAAATCTTATTCTTCAAATAAAGTATACTCCATTTCAGGAAAAGGAGTTGGAGATGGTAAAGTTGATTTCGATATCATGGACTTCCCTGAAAAAATTAAAAATGCAGTGCTTGGAATTGTTGCAACTACTAATGGTGTATACAAAGCTACTGCAGATCGCACTTCTCCATATTGCTCGATTCTATTGGAAGATGTAACACCTCAAGGTCATCCATATTTAATGGCATTTGTGGATGGAATGTTCTCTTCTGATGGTCTTGAGTTTAATACAGTACAAGGTAAACAAAGTGAACTTCCATCAGAAGCTATTAGCTTTGCCATTGGTTCTGATGACAAAGGATTGTACTACTCTACCTTTGTAGGAAATGGAACTTCTACTGATGCAGCTGGTATTGCAGAAATTAAAGCTGATGCCTCATTGGCAGTAGGAGGGTGAAATAAATGACTAAGCTGTCAATTACTCTTCGTGATAAAGACGGTGAGTTTACTGTTACTCAAGAACATGTTAGCGGTCAAAAGCTTCTTGATTATTGGGATATGGCAGTTGAAATTGAAAAAAACGTTGATAAGATGTCTATTTCAGACGTTTATAAAAAACGGATTAATTTCATCGCTGGTTTATTCGATAGTTCAAAGGTAACAGAAACATCAATTTTGGCAAGTGTACCTGCTTGGGAATTGCAAAATTTCATTAAAGATGTTTTTGAAACGATTACTGGTTCAAAAGAAGTTACGGGTGACGAAAAAAAGGAACAATGACAGTCTCAGAAGCTCGTTCTGAATTTCTAGACTTTGTAAAAACGCTAGTATCTACTGGTTCATATACTTTAGCAGATATCCTTAGTAATGATTTTTCTACAGTTGTTTCTGTAGTTGGTGCAAAAATTATATCAAATGATGGTAGCGTCGATGAGCCTAAACAAGAAAAAGTGTTATCACTATGGGAGTTTGGGCAGTCATTAAAATAAAAATAGCTCTTATGAGCTATTTTTTTAGTTTTATTTTAGGTAACGCTTGCAATATATTATTTTAAAAGAGTATAATGAATTATAAAATATAGGAGAAATTTATGAAAAAACTATCAATTTTTTTATTCAGCTTTGGTATTTTGTTATTGACTTTGTCAGCGTGTGGCAATGTAAAAAACAATAAAAACGAATATTCTGATAAAGCATTTATGTCCGATTTGGCTCTGGGGTTAGAAAATAGATGGAGCGATGGCGATAAATTAGATAAAATAAAAGATCCAAGTACTTCCCAAACTAAAGAGTACTATAATAAATTTGTGAATGATGAATTGAATGCTATAAGTTCGTATAAAGACAAAAAATTCAAAGATTCAAAGTTACAAGCATTGGCTATTCAGTACATTAATGCTTTAAAGGATTCTAAAAAAGCAATAAATTCATTGGATACTATGGATGGTATGAAAAAATGGAGTGATGCTTACAATACAAGAACTAAATTACTAGTAGAATTAAAGAATGATTATAATTTAAAAGTGAATAGTAAATATAATTCATATCTTGAAGATTTAGAAAAAGATGGACAAGAGGCTGTTAAAAATGATGAAGTTAAAGAAAAAATAACTGCCCTAGTAAATGGAATAGTATTTAAATATAAACCTGAAGAATATGATGATACCTATAAAAAATACGAAGCAACTGTTGAGAATACTACCGGTTCTGACATCTCTAACTTTAATGGGCAAGTAAATCTAGTTGATTCAACCGGAGTTACAGTAGGAGATGCGTACGTTTCAGCACAGAATTGGAAAGCCGGCTCTAAAGTATTGTTTGAATTTACAACAGATAAAACATTTGATAAAACTGTGATTACTCCAGATTATACATTAGCTGATCAATAAACATAAAGTTCTATTTGGAGTTTTTATATATATTTAACAAAAAAACGCTACTTTTTAAGGGCGTTTTTTGTTTATCCTTGAATTAACAATAAAAGTTCAAGGAGAAAGCAATGGCAGATACACCTTTAGGGAAAATGATAATTGAAATGGGCTTTGATGATTCCAGCTTTGCAAAGGGTGTTACTGGAGTTAATAAGCAATTAGCAGCCTTAAAAAATGATTTAAAAACTTCTCAAACATCATTTTCAACATTTGGGAAAGGTGTTGACGGAGTTAGAAGTCCGATGGAAGTTCTAACTAAATCCATTGAGACGCAAAAAAGACAATTAGATTTACTCAAAAAATCTTATGACGGTTCACTTGTTGATGGGAAATCAAGCTCTAGTACTCAAAAATACGCGGCTGACATTTCAAGAGCAAGCGCTCAGATGGCTCAATTTAAATCACAGTTAAAGTTAGCAGCAGAGGAACAGTATAAACAAACATCTCTGTTACCTAAAATGTCTTCAGGTCTAGGAAAAGTAAGCTCAGGTTTAAATTCAATTGCTTCAAAAGCTATGCCTGCTTCAATTGCTATAACTGCAACATTTGCGAAAGGAATTCAAGCAGCAACCAATTTCAATGGTAAGATGACTGAAATCCAAGCTTTATTATCAGATAGCACACCAGCAAATGTCCTTTCTAAGCAAATGGATACTTTATCAGATAAATCTAAACAATGGGCTAGACAATACGGTATCGATACCTCATCTATCAATGATGGTATGGAAGAAATGATTAAGCGTGGTTATGATTTTAATCAAACCGTTGGGGCCATGCCTGCGGTATTAGATGCCTCAAGAGCCTCAGGGGAAGATTTCGGAACAGTAATGTCTGCATCAACTGCTATTCTTGAACAGTTTGGTTTAAAGACTGAAGATACAGCATCCATGATGAAAAATACCCAACGTGTAACGGATAGCTTGACATTTGTAGCCAATAAAACATCTGCAGGATTTGAAGACATGGGAATAGCAATGGAATATGTCGGACCCGTCGCTCATTCTTTGGGTATGAATGTTGAACAAACTGCTTCTGCAGTAGGATTGCTTTCAAATAATGGTATCGAAGGTGAAAAAGCTGGTACATCACTTCGTGGTGCTCTATCTCGCTTGTTAAAACCTACTAAACAATCTTCGGCAGCTTTTGAAGAACTTGGCATTAATATCGATGAGTGGAAAAAAGGAAATATCGGTTTACCTGATATGCTCGATACCATCAAAAAGCATACCGAAGGTATGACAGATGCTGAAAAAAGTTCATTAGTTGCTAAAGCGTTTGGTGTAGAAGCTCAAACAGGTATGAACGTTCTGATTAACCAAGGCGGAGATGCATTACGCAACTTAACCAAAGAAACTCAAAATGCGACTGGTTATACTAAAAAGCTCGCAGACCAAATGAACAATTCTGATAAGAATGCTTTTAATAAAGCTAAAGCGACTTTGGAAGTTTTATCAATTGATTTAGGGCAAAAACTCTTACCTTCAATCGTGCCAATCGTTAAAGAAATAGATAATTTAGCTGGTTCATTTGAAAAACTAAGTCCAGAAACACAACAATTCATCATCAAAATGGCAATAGCAGCGGCAGCAGTCTATCCTACCACCAAAGCATTAGAAAAAATGACCGATGCAACAAAAGGCGTAATTGATGGCTTGAAATATCTTGGTGCAAAAGGGGCAGGCGAACTTGCACTTAGAGGGATTGCTACAGAAGCGGGAGGAGCAACTGCTGCGATAGCTGGGGGAGGGGGACTATCTGCTTCTCTTGGTGGAATATCCCCAATACTGGCTGGATTAAGCCCAGTGGCTGTAGGTGCTTTAGGTGTAGCTGGTCTAGCGGGGTTAATCATCGGCGTAAGCAAAGCTGTAGATGAAGCAAAAGATAGAGTTAAATTCTTTGGTCAAGTTGAAGTACCAAAAGAAACTGTTGATAAAATAGATGATTTTAGAGGACGAATTGACAAAGCCAAGGTTGCGATGGAAGAGTTCGGTACTGGAAGCCAAAATTCAGCTCAAAAAGTTAAAGATGCTATCAATTCACTTTCCGAAGGAACAAAAGGTGATATTGACAAATCAACTAAAGAACTTGAAGAAGCGATGAAGCGGACAGGATATACAGCAGAGCAAATTGCTGAAATGAAAAAAAGGGGTGAAAGTGCTAAGTCTGTTGTAGAAGCTTCTGCAAATGATATTTCTCAAGTTTATATCAACGCCAACAAACGAGACGAAAAAAATCTTGCATTAACTGTTGATGAACAGGCTCGTGTAAGTTCAGATATGAAAGTTATTTTCGAATCAGAGGCTGACGCTCTTAAAATAACAGGTAATAAAAAGAATACTTTAATGAAGGCTCTCAATGGTGAGTTTAATGATATGTCTAAATCCCAAGCTCAACAAGTCATTAATGATATGAGAGGAATGAGAAAACAAGCTAACAAAGAGTATGATCAACAAAAAGCAGACCAGCAAAAACTGCTTGACGGTAAAATAATTACTCAGGATACTTATAACGAAAATATGGCTGCTGCCGAGCAGGAGAGAGTTGATAAATTAAGAAAATACGGAACTGCAGTTGCCCAAGCTGAGGAAGTTTTAAGAGGTAATCTAAAACTAGGCGAAGCTGGGTACTCGCAATGGCGTACAAACGCAGAAAATGAAATACGGACATATACAGAAAATACAGGTATTGGGCTAGATGAACTCCTCGCAAAACTTGGAGATGTTAATAAGAAGACTGGCGATTCTGGTAATGTTTTAGCTAAATATGCCGTAGGTATGTCAAACGACACTAAAAAAGCGAATGATGCTTGGAATACTATGATTTTTGACCCTAAAACGGGGGAAATTAAAACAAATATTCCAGAAGCAATCGCAGAAGCTCTCAAGGGTAAAGATGGTTGGGATAATATGCAGTTCATTTTGAAGAACGCTAATTTAACAACGAATGCCAGATTTACAGTCGCAGAAGCTTTGATTGCTAGTGGTCAATGGGATCAGCTTTCTCCTGAACAAAAGAATTTGGTTGTCAACAATCAACAGGGGTTACTTGCGATTGCAGACAGTAAGCAGAATATGCAAATTTGGAATGAAATGCCAGATTCTGTTAAGAAAATTCTTGGTGATAATAAAGATTTCTTACAAAATAAAGAAACTGCCCAACAAGCTTTAACTGGTTGGAATACACTTCCTTCTCCAACTAAAGAATTATTGGGGAATGATACAGACTTTTTGAGTAAAAAAGGAAATGCTACCGGAGCATTAAACTCATGGAACTCTATGCCAGAAAATGTTAAAAAACTTCTTGGTAATGATGCAGATTTTCAAAACAAAAAAGGAGCAGCTGCTAGCGCATTAAAAGCATGGGATGCCATGCCTGAGAATGTTAAGGAACTGTTCGCAGACAATGCGGATGTATTGAGTAAGAAAAAAGGCGCGGCCGATGCGATTACTCAATGGAATTCACTATCTACTAAACAGCAAGAGTTGCTCGCTAAAAACTTAACAGGAGATGGAGTCTCCAAAGCTCAAAGAGCTATTGATAGCCTTCCTAAAGAAAAGAATACAACTTTAACCACCACTCATAAAAATATTTTTCAAGAAATATATGAAAAAATAACCAAACATGCAACGGGTACTAATTACCACCAAGGCGGACTCGCAATGGTTAATGATCAAAAAGGTTCGCTATATAAAGAATTGATTACTTTGCCAACAGGCCAAAGCTTCATTCCCGAAGGTCGAGATGTCGTTTTAAACTTACCTAAGGGTTCAAGTGTTTTGAAAGCCAGTAAAACAGCTCAGCTCATCCCTAAATATGCCGATGGGACTGGTAGTATTCCAGCTAATTCTAGACTCTTGCAAGATGTTAGAAGTGTTAATGAAAAACTTAAAGTGTCATTCCCACGAAATAATGTAGGAGCCAATTCATCGCAACTTTCAATGATCATTTCATTATTGCAAGAGTTGGTTTCTAAAGAGCCGTTCATTCTAAAGGAGGGAACTAGAAATAATAGACCAACTTTACGAGAAAAGAACCAAGTTTTGAACCAGCTCCAACAAGAATTAGGATATCTATTTTCAAATAATTAGGAGGTAATAATGAATCTATCTTATGAGCAAAGTGTCGAAATTTCAAAAAAAGAAAAAGTAAATCGTTGGGGAGAACCAGTATATGGGGAAAAGATAGTTTATAACAATATCGAGATTGAGAGACGACCAATCTTTCAAACGGTGGGAGGAAAAAGAGAAGTCAAACAAAAGGCAATTTTAACTATTTTTGAACCTCAAACCAGTCCTATTTCTACGGCTAATGAAGAATGGGAAGGGGCTTGTGTAATTGACGAAGATCATAATGTATTTTATGTGGAGAATTATGAACCAAAATATGATGAAAATCATGAACTTATTAAGCATCAATTGAATTTATTAGAAGGGAGGTATTAATGGTTGCTGCTGATGAAGAAAAAATTACCTATACCAATGAAAATGGCGAAATGGTAATCATAACAAAGGAGCGCCCGTTCTTTTTACTTAGTAAAACAGGTTTTGGAGCAGTAAATAATACTATTAATAGCGAAAAAATGTATGGTATGGATGGAGAACATGAAAATAATGAAGCTCTTGACCCACGAACTCTAATGATAACTCTCCTGGTTTATGGTAAAAATTCTAAAAATGATAACAAACTCCAACGTACTTTACTTAATGTATTTAATCCTAAGCTAAAAGGGGTTTTGACTTATGAGTCCTATGGTAAAAGTTATGAAATAGATGTTCGGATAACGAAGGGATGGGATAGTGAATTTGACGAAAAAAGTCACACAAATCAGTGTACCCTTTCATTCTTTGCAGCTAATCCATTATGGAGAGATGTTTCAAGTGATTCTTACGTTGTTCAATTGGGACAAACAACAAATTTGCTTAGATTTCCTTTAGGAATCACAGATGATTTCAAATTCGCAACGGTAGATGTAGGAAAAGAAGTAACTGTGATAAACCCCGGACATGTTGCGGTTGGTTTAGAATTAAATATTACTTGTACAGCAGAAGTTGTTAATCCTAGGTTATTTAATCCTTATACTGAAGAGTATTTCGCCTTTAGTAGTACGTTCAAGGGGGGAGACACAATTTATCTCAATACGAATGAAGGAAAGAAACAGGTGCTGATAAATGGAGAGAATGGCTTCTTTAAACGAAAATTAGGCTCTACTTTTATGCAAATTAGTAATCTTGAAACAAATTATTTCATCTTACAAGCAGATAGTGGAATAGGGAATATGGTTGCTACCATGAAATACTATCCTCTGCTAACGGGGGTGTGTTAATGGTTACTCAAAGAAATTTGACAGTTGAAATCTTTAACATGAATTCAGACTACACTCACTCATCAGTCGGCATATTAGAACAGTATAAAAGCTGTATGATTAATTGGCGAGCATTTAACTTTGATACCTTTCAACTGAGTTTACCATTGAATTCAAATGCTATTCCATACTTGAAGTCTGATAATATTTTTTCTATAAATGATTCCTATTTTTATATTGATTCTATCAGTTATGACAGTAAACAATCGAACTTGATGACTGTTAAAGGTAAAAGTCTTTTAGGAAAGGCAACGAAAAGAATTGTTATTCCAGTATATGCTACTCACTCTGCCAAGCCCGAAAAAATAATGTTTGATCTCATTAATAAAAATATGGTTGATACCGTAACAGGAAGAGTGATACCTCTAATAAGTATCAGAACTCCGCCAGACTTTGGATTAGCTGCAATTTCTTATCAAAATTCTTATGGAAATGTTGCTAAAGAAGTTGCAGCTCTTGCTGATGAAAATAGTATTTGTATCAAAGAAGTTCAGACAAACTTAGAAACTCCAGCCTCTCAAATCCAATTCTATAAAGGAAGGGACTTGAGTGGTGATGGAGGGATTGAGTTTAGCTTGGATGACGAGGGGCTAAAATCTGAAAGTTTAACTCGTGATATCTCTGATTTTTATAATGTAGCTTACGTTTTTGGAGAAGGTGAGGGAAATAAAAGGAAATCCATTGTAGTAAAAAAAATTGCTAGTGGGACTCCTAATGGGGCTGAAGTTAATGAAATCTATGTTGATGCACGTGACTTGCAACAAACTTATACTGATGATTCAGGAAAAGAAGTAACTTTAACGGATAATCAGTATAAAGCGCAATTACTCCAGAGAGGAAATCAAGCTTTAACTGAACATGCTGAAGTCATTCAGATTGGAGGAGAAGCAAACTACAATAATCTTAATTTTCAGTATGGTAAAGATTATATGGTTGGAGATATTGTAAGGCAAACTAATCCAAGGTTTGGAGTTTCAAAAGTTTCAACTTTAACTGAAATGCAAGAAACTTGGGATGAATTTGGTTATCATCTAGATCCAACGTTTGATAAAGACAAATTGACGCTCACAAAATTAATTAATAGAAAGTAGGTATAAACATGGCACTTTTTGTATTTCCACTAAAAAGTATTAATGGAAGTAATATGTATAATAATGATGATTTTCGCCAATACTTTGCGAATTTTATTAGTACAGGAATATTAGCGAATGCTCCCTTAGCAGGTTCAACAGCTTTTCAAGTTACTCAAACGGATATCCCATCTATGAATGTCATTGTAGGAAGTGGAGTTGCTTGGATAATCGGGGGACAAGTAATGAATACTTCATCACTTTCTTTTCAAATTCCTGCGCCTTTAACAAGTCAATCACGGACAGATTCTATCGTAGTTCAATGGAGCAATTCAAATAATAATGGGAATATCATTTATAAACGAAATTCAACTCAAGTTGTACAAACAAATGACGTCTATGAGCTACAGCTTTGTAAAATCTTAGTTCCAGCAAATGCGACAAATATTCCTCAAGCAAATATCACGGATATGAGAGCAGACACGTCAGTTTGTGGCTTTTCAAGCCCTTATGAGGCAATAAAAACAGGCGATTTACTTGCTCAATTCAAATCAGAACTTGAAGCGAATGGGGTGTTGTTTGAAGATTGGTTTGCGCAAGTTAAAGCAGATTATCAAGTATATCTTACAGATGCTCAGAATTATATGGAGCAAGGGAAAGTAGGTTTTCAATCTTGGGTGGACTCTGTAAAAGCAATCATTGAAGCAGTTGACCCTGGTGGAAAATTACTTTCTCAGTTTAATACGTTGAAGCAATCTGCTGAAAAATATATCCCAACTGGATTTACATTTATTATTGAGCATGATTCTGAATATCAGCCAGATATTAAAGTGACAACTTATAAAAACGCTTTGGGAACAGAAGTAAAAGGCTTAGGAACTGGAAAAGTTTTTGGTAGAGAGCGCCTTTATAATGTGCCAGTCAGTCTCAGTTATGACCGACAAAAAGCATATATCGAGATGCCAACTTCATACAAGATTGGTGGAGATATTACCATTGTAGATGATGAAACGCTTTTAATCATTGATAAACCACAAACGCTATGTTTTAAGATAACAGGCGCAAAAATTACTAAGGGCTATATCGCTCAATGAAAAAGGAGAAATTAAATGGCAAAACTAAAAAAAATTACTGAAGGAATGGCTAATGGCTGTGCAGCAATTGATGAAAACTTTAATGCTTTAAACAATGAACTGTCAACATCAACATCTGCAACGTTGAATATTGGTAATGGCCTTAGTATCAAGTTCACTAAAAAGGGCTTAGGGATTGTACAAGCCGAATTTAAAGGAGTACTCACAGCAGTAAAAGCTGGTGAAGAAATGCGAGGGTCTGGTTCAGCTTGGGTGAGTCAAAATTTTTGCCCTCCAGAAACAATCTCTTTAGCAGGTCACTTCGCAGGTGGTAACGATTCATTCCATATTGATATTGAAACAACTGGACGTGTGGTTTGGTTTGGCCCTGTACTCTCAGGAGGTGGTGCAACACCTCGAGGAACTGTACTTTATTTTGCAAAATAGAAAGAAATATATAAATTGGAGTATCAATTATTAGAAAGCAGGGGTCATGGAGGAGCAAGCATGGCGAGAAGTGCTCGAACGATTAGCTCGAATTGAAACAAAGTTGGATAACTATGAAATAGTCCGGGATAAAGCAGAACGAGCACTTTTAATAGCCCAATCAAATGCAAAACTTATAGAAAAAATGGAAGCCAATAATAAGTGGGCTTGGGGCTTTATGCTTACTCTTGCCGTAACTGTTATTGGATATCTAATTACTAAAATACTTTAA